ACTTGTGGGCAGAGGGATTGCCTGTAGCTCCAGCTATTGCAACTATGCCTAGTCTTGGTGGGGTGTGGGACGAGCCACTATCTGCTCATACGATTGCTGGTAGTGCTGGCAAGATATTGAAAGACGGTGCAGATAACGCAGAACTCACTCAAGCAAAGGTTGACACACTATGATCCAATTAAAATATAAGAATGAACTATAGGGAGCGCATATGCTGGGAGGATTCTATCTCGGCGGATACTACCCTGGTGAATCCCCGCATGAATACGTTACATCAACTACCAGTTCGACCAGTAGTACTAGCTCGAGTACCTCTGTTTCATCCTCAACATCGAGTACCTCTCAATCTACAAGCTCGTCTATTTCTACGTCTTCGACATCAGCTTCTACCTCTATATCAGTATCAACCTCCAGCACGAGCAGTAGTTCAAGCACTTCTGTCTCTACCTCAACAAGTTACAGCACTTCTACCTCCTCGACGAGCTCATCTACTTCTAGCTCTATCAGCACGAGCAGCACCTCGGCCTCAACAAGTATTTCTATCAGTACAAGCTCTACCTCACGATCTATTAGTACTAGCTCCACTAGTAGCAGCACGTCCCAAAGCACGTCTATCAGCACGAGCAGCACAAGTGTATCAACGTCTACAAGCACATCGACCTCCAGCACCTCGCAGTCTACATCTACATCTAGGTCCACAAGTACGTCGTCTACGAGTAGTAGTATTAGCACATCTAGTACCTCTTCTAGCATCTCAACATCGACAACTATACTGGACGTTAATATGATCCCCCGGGCTACAATAAATCAATATAAACCAAGGCCAATAAGATGGAGGGCAGTATAATGGATATCTCAACATCAACCTCCTCGACGAGCTCCTCCACCTCTACGACGACAACTCTTCTTGACCCTAAGGTTATTCCAACTGTCTCTATAAAAACTATACAACCACCGAGAGTTAATATCCGGTGGAGATTGAGCTAATACTCCCATGGCACTTGTAGGCGCTACAAGCGATAACTTTAATGATAACTCCTTAGACACGGGGATATGGTCAGAATGGGCGGCCGGTGATGTATCTGAGACTAGTCAGACGCTCCGCATCACTTCTACGACGGCAGCTTCAAATAAGGGTACAGATGTTAGCGCTGCCGCTGCGTATAACGATAGTTTTAGTTCATCATCAGCCCATGTAGAAGTTGTTAATGCCTTGTCTACAAGTTTGACAAATGCTGGAACGTATTTACAGGTAGTTAAGAACGTCAATAATACCCTAACTATGTTTGTCTATGATGGTACGCTTACTGCCGAAAAAAGAAATGCCGGTACATATACCACTCTAGCTACTACGGCCTATAACAGTACGACTCATCGCTGGTGGCGTATCCGCAACGCAACCGGTACAATGTATTACGACTATAGCTCCGACGGTATAAGCTGGACCAACTTTACAAGCACGACAGTATCTAATGCCTACACGACGACTGTGTACGTCAGTCTATTTATCGGTACAGACGCAGCTAACGGCACAACCGAAACAGCCATATTTGACAACTATAATATAACCCCCACATCAACTACTACTAGTACAAGTTCCTCCATCTCCACAAGCTCAACGTCATCCAGCACCAGCCGGTCCACCTCCACCTCTTCTACCTCGAGCTCGACTAGTATTAGTACTAGTAGCACATCTCGTTCCACCTCCACGAGTTCAACGTCTTCTAGTACTAGCATCTCCACCTCTAGCACCTCATCTTCGACCTCACTCTCGACTTCCACTAGCTCCACAAGTAGCTCAACTTCACGTTCAACGAGTACGAGCTCAACATCCTCGAGCACGAGCATTAGTACTTCTAGTACATCCTCTTCCACGTCACGTTCAACATCTACAAGTAGTACCAGTTCTTCAACATCCCGGTCTACATCAACGTCTTCAACAAGCTCTAGTACCAGTATCAGTACAAGCTCAACCTCAAGCTCCACGAGTCGATCCACTTCCACCTCATCGACTAGCTCAAGCACTTCAGTATCGATATCTACTTCTTCGACCTCTAGTTCTACATCTGTTAGTACGTCTAGCACATCCTCTTCGACATCGGTATCCGTGTCTACATCTTCTACTTCTCAATCTATTAGCACGTCCACCTCACTATCCACGTCTAGCACAAGTACATCGGTTAGTTACACGACAAGTACTTCGAGCACTAGTAGTAGTATATCGACAAGCTCAACGTCTACAAGTACCTCCAGATCTACGTCAACTTCAAGTACATCCCAAAGTACAAGTACTAGCATCTCTACCTCATCCACTTCACAAAGCACAAGCACATCTCGATCTACCTCAACGAGCTCCACATCATCGTCTACGTCAGTTTCGACGTCAATATCAACTTCTTCGACTAGTTCATCCACCTCCCGGTCAACAAGTACATCAAGTACGAGCTCCAGTACGTCCATCTCTACGAGTAGTACTTCGCAAAGCATATCGACCAGCACGAGCATATCGACCAGCACTACAGTTAGTTATACGACGTCAACCTCTAGTACAAGCAGTAGCATCTCTACATCGACCTCCAGCACAAGCTCCTCGACGAGTGTATCTACCAGCTCTACAAGCAGCTCAACATCCATTTCAACCTCCATATCCACCTCCAGCACAAGCCAAAGTACGTCAACTTCTCGTTCAACGAGCACGAGCTCTACGTCCACCAGCCAGTCAACATCAACTTCAAAATCTACGAGCACGAGTTCAACGAGTACGAGCCGATCCACTTCCACAAGCTCCACGTCATCGAGTACTAGTATTTCTATTAGCACTAGTTCTACAAGTTTGTCTACATCTACTAGCACGACAACCACTCCACCAACAACAACATCCACAAGCTCCACGAGCTCTTCAACCTCGAGTACTTCGACGAGTGCCTCCACATCGACTACAATATTAGCTCATGGGTTTATCCCTAAGGTGACGCTTACACCGTCTAGGCACCCAATAGTAATTAAAAGATTTAAGTTGAGGATAAAATAATGGCTGCTGCATTTGTACAAGGCAAGGCTGCTAACGCTACAGCGACTTCGGTAGCCGCGACTTTTGATAGCTCAGTGACTACGGGTAACTTGATTGTAGTCGCCTCGACGAGGCCTTTTTGGTCTACAATAACTAGTGTTACAGATAACCAAGGAAATACATATACCTCAATTATGTCAATACCTGTAGGTTCCGCCTCATCGGTTTTATACTATGCTCAAAATGTAACTGGTGGCTCAGTTACTGTTACTGTGTCTGGCTCGGGATCAGCTGACCGAGGAATAACTATTCAGGAGTTCTCAGGGATAGTAACTTCGAGCTCATTAGATAAGACGGCCTCTGCTTCGGGTACAAGTACAGCTCCTGACTCTGGTAATACCGCTACGACTACACAGGCAGATGAATTGATAGTAGGTGTAGTGAATTGGAACGCAGTTGGATCTGCTACGGCGTCGCTTGGTAGCGGGTATACTAATCTAACGCAGAACGCCTCTAATGGTGCAAGGAGCGCGTTACAGAGTAAGGTCGTTTCATCTACCGGAGCGTATAGCTCGGCTATGACATTATCGGCATCTAAGGCTTGGACCGCTGGTGTAGCGACATTTAAGGCTGCTGCCGCTGCGACAACAAGTACTTCTTCTACCTCAAGCTCCATATCAACGTCTTCTACGAGCACCTCAAGGTCTATCTCTACATCTAGCACATCCCTATCAACCTCCAGTACGAGTAGCTCCATATCTACATCTTCTACTAGCGCATCTACTTCGGAGTCAACATCATCTACAAGCTCTAGCCTTTCCACGAGCTCCACATCTAGCTCTATATCAATATCTACCAGTAGTACATCCACATCATCCACATCTACAAGCCGGTCTACTTCGACGTCGGTGTCAACGTCTAGTACAAGCCAGTCCACTTCTACCTCGAGTACGAGCACATCTATAAGTGAGACGACTTCCACCTCATCGACTAGCTCATCCACGTCTAGCACGTCATCTTCCACCTCGACGACCGTCATCTCTATAGATGTACCTATTGGTGGTATCCTTAAACAAACAATACCTCGAATAACCTGGCGAACAGTAAAACCACAGACTACGGTAACTCGCCATCGATAGACACTTGATTAAAGATACGTAGAAAGAACATACTTAACCTATGATTTTAACACTACTCAATCCGGAGACGGCAGACCTCGAGAAATCGTATCTTAACGCATCGTATTCAGCCGGTATAAATTCTATAATGGTAAAGAATAGCGACCGATTTGCTGCCGACGATAGGATAATGATCGGCGAGATGGGCCAAGAGAAAACAGAGGTGGTAACAGTCAGCGCTGTGGCTAGCGATGGCCAGACATTGACTATTGGGGCAACGGAGTTCTCTCACGAAGCCGACACCCCGGTATATAAGCTACGTTTTGACCAAGCTAGGTTTTACCGTTCTACTACAACGTCTACTGGTACGTACACTTTGCTGGCAACTGTTAACCTCGATGTAGATAACGCCAACTTATCTACTCTCTACGACGATGACCAGGGCCAAACTACTTATTACTACAAGATGACGGTTTACCATAGTATATCGACGCTCGAGAGCGCTTTCTCGGACCCTATCGGCGGAGCTGGGTGGCGTCGGGACCAGGTAGGTAATATAATCGATGAGATACTACAAGAAGTCTCAGATACTAACGAACAGCATATCACTAGGAACGAATTGCTCGGCTACTTTAATGATGTTAATGATGATCTCCAGGGATCTGCCGCCCGACCATTTGATTTCTTGCGTACCCGTACTGCGCTCACCAGAACTGCTGGTACGAACTACATAGACTTCCCGGTAGATAGTAACGGCCGAGAGACAATGTGGAAGTTTGATCGTATGGACTATAACTATACCGATAGCACGACTGATACTGATATGACATATACCCTCCATGTCGTACCAGAAGAAAAGTTCCGCAATACCTATCAAGACAATACTATTTCGACCACCTCTGAAGATGACGCTATTCAAGTCATCTCACTTGATACTGCTATGAATCGCTTTCGCTTTGCACCTCGCGCTCTGACAACCGCAGCTAATGCGTTTTACTTGTACTACTGGAAGTACTTTACGCAGATAGATTCCGAAGGTGATATTATCGAAACTCCTACCGCAAAAATATATAAGCTATATTGCAAGGCTATGTACTATACTAAGCGTAGTACCGTTGAGTTCTCTCACGCGAATACCGCCGATAGATTTATGCAACAGTATGAGATGGAGAAACGAAAACTACAGATGGCTAACCGCCGGGATGTAGGGACTCCAAGAAGTTTTACTCAAGAAGATAGCATAACCAAGAGCTTTAGGAGATAATACATGGCTACACGGCCACGGTTCGCACAACGAGCATTCCCTCAACTAGATCTTTCGGGGGGTGTTCAAGTAGGCACCTCTCATTTATTGCGTAAACAGAACGAAGTCGTATCTTCTACGAATGCAGTCTACAACACAATTATAGGCGCTGCTCAACGTCGAGATGGCTATGAAAAAGTGGCTAGGACTATTCAGCATGGATCTGATTCACTTGGGGCAGGAGTGTTTAGGTATGGAACCAATAGTAAGGTGTTTGTTGGTATAAATAATGCTACGAATACGAATGCGACTTTGCAGTACATGGATACCAACGATTACTGGAACCCACTAATTACGAACGCCGCTCCAAATACACGCTTCCAGATGCTCAATGATAATAATGAGTTCTTTGTCTGTGGTGCTACCGATGAGAATGTCTTCATGCCACTGACAAATATTGACTCTTCACTCACCGTATCAACCTCCCATAATGTCTATACAGCTCCGGCCTGTAAGTTTATCGCCGAATATAACGGATCGCTTTATGCTATTAACTGTCAGGTAAATGGCACTCACTACCCCGATAGGTTCTATGTATCATCTCCTCCACTGGGCGCTCTAACATTTGTCCAGACAGATCAGAAGGGACTATTACTCCAGCTCCGCGTCGACTCAACCCAGTATCTCAAAGCTGGTATGCAGATAGACATCTATAGCGCGGGGACTGAAGCAAAGGTAGAATCCGCTATTACGATCATATCGGTTAACAAGAAAGATAACCGTATCACATTTGCGGCTACTGCATTTGATGTGAAGGATAATGATGAGATCTGGTTAACCGGTACGAAGGGTACACTCTCTCGCTTCTGGAACACTGATTACAAAACACCTGAAACTGCCGACTGGGAACGAGTGACACCAGGGAAAGAAGCTCGCCCGGCGTTTACTGGCTGGGGTAAGAACAATAACCGACTCTTCCTATTCACTAAGAACACGTTTATGAAATGGGACGGCGCTAACCTTATCACCGTATCTGATACCGTCGGCTGTGTATCGCATGAGTCAATTCAGAATATAGGCTCCTGGACGATCTGGCTGCATAACACGGGTATCTGGGGCTATAACGATAACACTGGTCAACTGAAACTACTATCTCGTCCTATCGAGCCATATATACGGGCTATCAACCAGTCGAATTATTCTAAGGTTACTGCCGGTGTCGTCGGCCGCGTATATAAACTCGCTGTAGGTGAGCTCGCCGATCTATCGACCGTTACGACGTCTACGAGTACATCCAGCACCAGTACCTCAAGTACCAGTTCAAGTACTAGTTCCACCTCCACCTCGTCCACGTCTACGTCCAGCACCAGCTCCAGTACCTCACAGACCTTCACGACTATTAGTACGTCGAGTACGTCGCGAAGCACGACATCATCTTCGCTCAGTACGTCTTCAACCTCGCTCTCTAGTTCAACCTCCAGTACTTCGACTTCTACAATTGCTTCTACCCGACACATTACCCGTATCTGTTACGACTTCGATCTTAATGCTTGGTGGTTCGAAGATCACCGTCGAGAAATCCGCTACCAGTTTAACCACAATATGAGCGGCTATACGAAACCATACTTCACGGATGATACTGGACGCCTCTTTAGAGATGAAACGACTAATACCGATAATGGTGAATCAATACCAATGGAGATAGAAATTGGCCGTAGCAACCTTGGTACCGACCAGAACAAGGGCTTCTTAGCAGTACTCGTTGACTCAGAGAACGCTCGTGGGGCTCAACTCCAGTACTCACTTGACGGCGGGCCATTTAATACGCTTGGTCAGATTACCGATAATATCGAGAAACTTGTCTTCCCTCAGGGCGGTCAGCTCATAGAAGCCCGCGACATAAACTACAAGATCGTCCATAACGATACCGGCTATCCAACAATAATTAACGGCTTGACTACCTATCACTACCTGGCCGAGAATATGATTAACGAAACACGATGAACCCTACCTACTCATACCAAGACTCAGGCTTCGATAAATTCTTGAGTCGATCGATAGATGATCTTTCTCAATCTAATTTGAGTGTAGGTGGTCCAGTATCTAACTCAATCGCTTATGACCGCAACCAGGTATCGGGTCAACTCGGTGATACGCTCCAGATAGGATCGATCCGCTTGAATGGATCCGACCAGAATATCACATTATCAGATAGCAATAACGTCCGATTACTTATAGGTAGGCAAGACGGAGGGTTCTAGTGGCCGACTTCGGTATAAAAGTTTCTCAACCCGGTAAAGATGTCCAGGACTCTGGCGATATGGATATGCTCTTTAGTTCTGCTTGGCCTACCCCGAAGATCTTATTCAACGGTAGGATACGAGCTAACATAGGTTTTAGTCCCACGATAATCGTTACCCATAACCTCGGTTACGTCCCTATGTTTCTTCCGTATGTTACGAAGAACGGGCGCAACACGAGTATTTTTAGGGAGATACTCTCAGCCGATGATAAATACATCTACTATAACGCCCCAGGTGGCCCAGGTACGTCAGGGCCCATAGATATAGGGTTATATATCTTTGATATTAATATAGAAGTTCCTTATAAGGCACCAGAGATAGATGTTGGATCATCTTCGAGTACCGGTATTGATACTGACTTTGGTATAAAGATGACCAAGAAGAATAAAGATGTATCTTCTAGCACTCTAAAAGATTTCATTCTACACTCGAGCACCCGATCACCGTTAATCCATGAAGTTGTTGCTACAAGCCTCCCAGATAAAGCGCTACCAGCTTCAACGACGTACACACATACGCATAGCTTGCCATACTCACCGATGTTCCTAGCGTATATCCAAGTACTCAGTACAGATGGCGCACTCCGTTATAACTTTGCCAATAACTTCGCAGGAGTCGTTGCCAGTGGGAGTACTATCGCGCTCACCGGAGATCTATATACAGCGGGTATCCCTAAAGTATCGATCGTTATCCTGAAAGATCCATTCATACTCGATACAGTGGAGGTTATAAAAGCATGAGTGATCAGGGGTTTAAAGTATCTGTCGAAGGTAAGGATGTGACACGAGCACAGCTTGCTGATCTTGTAGTGAACTCAACGTATCCAAACTGGAAGTGTGATATGCGCCCAACACCGAAACACTATGGGAGTATAGAATTACGCATAGGAAGTTTTCCTGCCGGGGTAACGCAAACAGTCTATACTGTCCCGCATGGGTATGATTATCGTCCTAGTTTTATTGTGGCCTGGTCTAAACCTACAGGAATAGATCCTAACCATATATTAAGTTCTAAAGATACAACCTACGGTATCGGGGATATAGAAGTGTATGACGCTGGGTTCAACTTGTACTACATAGAATCGGCAGTTAATGAAACGAACTTCACCATCGTCATAAATAATTCATCGGGGGGTACTCTTACTCCTACGACGATCTTCTTACGATACTATATATTTGCTGACGATTTCGAAGAGTATAACTATCTCCCTATAACCCTTCGGACTATTGCCTAAATTAACCATATGAAATCATAATAGTACCATGAGCTTTCTAAGTGATCTTAAACGAGCAGGGCAATCTGTAGCCGCCGGTATTGTTTATCAGGCTAACCCCTTTGACGGTGGACTTACCTATAAGGATCGTAATGGCCCGACGTATACGAATACCTCTAAACCGGCAGCTCCGAGTAATACTGGTGTACCATACCGTAACCCTGCCCCAGCAACAAACCTGTTTAACCCGAACGACTACCGAGGAGTAGGCTATTCTGCACCTGCTAAAGCGGCCAATTTTGATGTTAAGGGAGTCTATGCAAGCGCCTATAACCAGGCGGCAGCTAATCAGAATGCGCTCTATGATAAATACCTAAACAACTTCTTGGACCAACAGCGTAACGCAACCGCTAAAGAACAAAATATGTACAAGACTACCAACGAGAATCTTGATACAGCTTTACGCTATACTGAGGAAGCGAATAAACTAAAAGGTGAACGTACTACCGAAGATACTACTATCGCAAAAGATGCGACTAATCTTCAGCAGGATCAATTCCAGACAGATACTGGTACTGAGTTTGCGATTAGCCGGATAGAAGAAGCGCGTAAATCTGCAAACGCCGGTGGTACTGGTGGGTTATCTGCACAGAAGACCGCTAATACCCAAGAAGCACGTAACACCGGAGAGAGCCGACAAGTTGCTAAGTTTGATCAAGAACGCTTTGGTCAGGAACTTGCTAAGGCTCGAGACTTCGAAGACATCGCTATTATCGGTAAACAGGCAACAGAAAAAACTGCTTCTGGAAAGAAAGCCGCCCAGTTTGATTTAGATAACTTCATCATATCCTCTAAACTACAGGAAGAGAAGTACCGATTACAGGATCAAGAAGACCGTCAGAAAGCAATTAAAAACGAACGTGACGCTATCGCAAGTAAGCAGTACTCAGACTGGTTACTTACACTATCTGATCCAGTTCGCGTAGCATCAGCATCTAAATATGGAGCAAGTTTCTAATGGGACCACAAGAATTACGAGACGCAGTATACGGGGGCGCTAACGCCGCAGCACCACAGCTAGCCGGAGGACCGTCAATGGAACAGGCCGGGAATACAGGGGATGCTGTTGTTAACGCTGCCTATAAGACACGGTTTGATGCTCCAGTAGCACAGGCCATATCTAATGCTGCCGTTAACCAGTCGCAAACAAACCTAGAAGAAGCTAAGAAAGCTCAAGCAGCCGCCGAAGCAGCTAAAGAAGCGATGACTGATCCTAAGAAATACCAGATGATACCTCGCTCAGATGGTGGCTATGGCTTCTATGATCCATCTGGTAAAGAAATATCCGCACAAGACTACGCTCGCGTTCAGGGAACCTCTGTTGCAAAAGTCCTATCAGACTCAGAGAACCCTATTGATAAGGGCTTTATAAATGATTATAAAAACCTCCAAGACTATATGACCGCTTGGCAAAATAATGACCGTAAAAAGATTGAAGCTATACAGAGCCAACAGCCAGAGCTAAAGAAAATACGGGACCCACAGTCGCTTATCCAGAGATTTATGCGGGCATATCCTACGGTATACGGGCTTAAAGGTAAGGGGCAGGATTATGGATCTGCTTTTATCCCAAGCGCCGGGGCATCAGATGGGACCGACTACGGCGTAACCGGCGGTGGCGGAATAGGGGGCTAATCCTATGGCCTTCTTCGACTTCCTAAAAGACTTCAATAGTGAAAAGAAAGCCGTTACCGGTGCTTTTAATGCTACTAAAAAGAAAGTTAACCAACAGATAGACAAGAGCCCTGGCTGGAGTTTCTTGCGAGATAACGTGGCAGAACCGGCAGTCAACGTCGAGAAGAAAGTTGTTGGTGCTGGCGCTGGACTGGCCCGGGAATGGATACCAAAGCCCGCTGTGACTACCGGGTTAACGCTTAGACAGGCGCAAGCCGAGTCTACCTCCGGCGCGTATCAAAAGAGCGTTGAAGACTTTAAAAAACTCTCCTACGAAGATCGCAAGAAGAAGATAGCCGGGGATAAAAACCTTCGTATGAGCCTAGAGAAGTACGGTATAACTGATCCCACTGATTCAAACCTCGATAACCCTGGCAAAAAATTAGAACAAGTCGCTCAAGACTCTAAGAAACCTATTACTCCTGAAGGCCGCTTACAAAAAGCTGTGCTTGGTAATGAGCCAATTAAAAGCTATACAGAACGCAACCGCGGCTTACGTGAGGCAGGTGTTAACCCCGTATTCGCCGGTGTCGGTACTGGCGTAACTGTTGCCATGGATAACCCTATTGGGGGCGCGGCTAAGACTATTGGTAAAGAAACCGTTGAACAGGTAGCCAAGGCTGGTACAAAAGAAGCTGTTGAAGCGGTGCTAAAAGGTAAGTTTAAAGATAAAACTATCTCTACCGTATCTGACCTTCTAGCAAATACGAGCAAGAAAAAAGAAGTTAAAAAAATACTCTCAGATATGTCTAAGACTGAAAAGAATATCGAGAAAGCTGTTAAGTCTACCGATGTTAACGACATTAAGAATAGTATCCGGGGCATTGTTGATCCGAAAAGTCTTGATCAAACAGCGAGCACACTCTCTAAAACGAAAGACCCGGGTATTGTTAATACGATAATAGATAAAAATAGACCACCAGACATCATCCATTCGAGCGCCCGGCAAGAACGTCCTAGTTTTATCAGTGTGACTAAACCTGGTACAAGCGAAAAAATTCTATATCGTCCTAAATCTCAAGAAGAATACGATACGCTTATTGAAGCCATTGATAATAAGTCTACCGATAGTTTGGCTGGCAACAAGAATGCGGAAGGGTATGTACCCCGTGTTACGGCGAGTAAACCAGCAACCTATCTTAATGCTGGGTATAAAGAAGTTGATAGACTACCCCAGAGCATACTTGATGATGTCGAGAAGCGATCTGCTAAAACTCCTGTAGACCCTATTGTAAATGAATGGGCTGCGACACTAAGACAACAAGAGCAAGGGTTAAGCGGTGGTCAACTTGTTGCTACCGAAGAGGGCAAGAAACGAGTAAGTGATCATAGCCAATTCTATAGAGAGTTCTTCAAAGAGAATGGCCGCAAACCAACTAAGCAGGATTACTATGACGAAGCAAAACGTCAACTTGATACTGGCAAAGCTCATCCAGCAGTACAGCAACAGTATGATCCAGAGTTCCGATCATTGGCCGCCACCGCCGAGAGTGCTACAGGACCAACAAGTGTCGGTGATACTATCCCGCTTAACACCGATAAAGCCCCGTCGATCATACCAACAGCTACAGGTGAACGCCAATACGGTACATATAAATCTGCTCAACGGGCTACAAGCCTTACAGATAATACGAAAACTGCCATTGAAGATATCAACCCGCAGACATATAAGCAAGCCGACGCGAATGAAGTAGCCAAGAAAGCCCGGGCTCTCGTAGATGCTGATCCTACGGCCGCGAAACAGAAGCTCCTTACCGTTGGATCTGAGGGCTTCCAAGATGGTGCTGAGGAAGTCGCAGTATCCCACGCGCTCATTGAACGACTTAGCCAAGAGGGGAAAGATGCTGATGCCGTCCAGGTTATTGAAGATCTCGCTAAGAAGAACCTCGCTGCCGGACGTCAAGTACAGATGAACGCTATGGTAGAACGCCTCTCTCCTACCGGTATCCAGAAACTTGCTGAACGTACTACACGCTTGGCTCGGGAAGCTAATCCTAAACTTGGTAAACAAGAGAAACTTATCGAATCTATTAAGAGCGCAATAGATAAAGCCGATGTAACTGATACGAAGTCTATCCGTAAGGTGGTAGAAGGTGTCGCCAAGGGTGAAGATAAGACTGTCGGTGAAAAAGTCGCTGGGCGTATATCATCTGTTGTTGACCCTAAGAAGAAAAAACAAGCAGATCAATTAGTTGAAGAGCTCACGAAGAAGATCAAACAAGAATCACTCGCTCCCAAGGTAGCAGAACGTAAAAAGCCAGTAGAGATCTTACGTGAAGTCTTTAAGCGTGATGGTGAAGCTCAGGATGCGTACACCGAAGCGCAGAATATATTATTCGAGAAGTATAAAGACAACCCTAACGCCATGAAGACGCTCAATAAGTACTTTGAATCAGAACTTGGTCTCCCGGCTGCCGGTACTACTATCGATCAGGCGGTCCGAGATCAACTCAAGCAGAACAGTAAAAAGATATCTGAAGTTATCCAACAGAGCTGGGCTAGCCAAAAACGATCTGTCGATGATGTCGCGAAAGCGCTGGTATCTGAAGGGTTTGACGAGAAGTCTGCAAAAGCTCTCGCTAGTGAAGTTACAGATCGACTCAATAAACAGGTAGCTGAGTCTAAAGCTAAGGCACTCGAGAAGATGGGTAAAAATCTTACCGTCCGGACGAAGAGTACCGAGAAAGATTACGCTGAGAAGGTTATAAAACTATCTAACCTTGGAGCGCTTGATGAAGCTGACTATCAGAGTCTGGCTCGCAAACAGCTCAAACTACCAGAACTGACACCAGAACTATCAAAAGAACTATCCTCTCTAGCCCAGAAGATGCAAGAATACCCCACTGGGGATCCTCAACGATACCTCCTTGCTCAAGAAATTGGGGATAAAATACAGGCCGCTATACCACGAACGAAGACACAGCTTGCTAACGAAATATTCGGTGCCCCTCGAGCTATCCTATCCTCGACTGATATAAGTGGTATGGGACGACAGGGACTCATGCTTGGTACTCGCTATCCTAAGGAATATGTCCAGGCATTTAAAGCTCAAGTGAAGTTCTTAAAAGATGAGAAATTCTTCAAAGACTCTATGGCCGAAATCGCTACGAGTAAAAACTACGATATTATCGCCAACAAGATGAAGGTTGCGCTGACGGGGGTATCTAAGAAGCCAGAAGAAGCATTCTCTTCTACTATCTTAGAAGGTGACGTCGCCAAAAAACTTGGCGTTGGTCATATACTCGCTGGTTCTGACCGCGGCTATACCGGGGCACTCACGAAGTTCAGAAATGATGTTGCTAATAAGATACTTGAAGATATGGGACCAGATAAAGTCGCTAAGATGTCCGATCAGGAGCTTGAGTCTCTCGGTCAATGGATCAATGTTGCTACCGGCCGCGGTGGTAAACCTGGAGGCTGGCTTGATAAACACGCCGATACGCTCGGTCAAGCACTCTTCTCACCTCGTCTCTGGGGCGCACGTTTAGCTCCACTAAACCCGAAGTATTACTATGACTTAAAGGGTCCGGCGCGTCGGAAAGCGCTTGAGAACGCTGCCACATTTATGGGTGTTGCTGGGTCAGTCCTTGGTATTGCGACGCTCCTCGGCGGTGAAGTTGAGACTGATGCACGAAGTTCAGACTTCTTAAAGATTAAAGTTGGCGATACCCGCTACGACGTACTCGGTGGATTCCAGCAGAATATTGTGTTCGCTCACCGTATACTACAGAATGAAAAGAAAAGTTCTACCTCTGGCGCTGTTACGACGCTCGGTGAGAATTATGGCGGCGACACTCGACTCTCACTCCTATTTGATCTGCTCGGTAATAAGTCTACCCCAGTACTTGCTAGTGGTGCTCGACTATTAGAGGGTAAAGATCGATCCGGTCAACCAACAAATATTAAGAATGAGCTCATAGGGTTAACTACTCCCCTATCCGTACAAGAAGTAGGCAGCTCGCTTAAAAAAGATGGTATTGCTGGTGCAGCCAAGACACTCCCTAACTTCCTTGGAGTTGGCACCCAGACCTACGGTGTTAAAGATATTAACGTATCCGATAAACAGCAACAGTACCTCGACAACCTAAAGAAGCAGAAAGCTGATCCGGCACGTATCTCGGCTGTTAAAGAGTACTTCCAGCTTAAAAAGACCGTACCAAAAGCTGACGATACAATGGAGGAGATTAAGAAGGCTATTGAAGTCGGGGATACAGAGAAGGTCCGAACTCTAGCTAATAACTATAATACAAAGTATAGCGCTACGTTTAAGAAATGGGGCGAGCAATATAACGATAAGTTTGGGTCCCCGGATATTATTCAAGACTACCAAGATGGTAAGATTGATGGTAAGCAGATTAGCCGGGCAGCTGCTAAACTTAAAAAAGAAGCCGGGGATAAGAAGAAGGGTATTGTTAGACTATGAGTACCGAGTATAAAAGATTTAAAGTTCATAACAGTTACCGCTATATGAAAGCGGGATCTGGGTTTGTCTCAGTCAAAGATGTCCCCCAGAGTGTTATCGATAGCTTCACCGATGATAAGCCAGTTGTATCAGATAAGAAGTGTGTATTTTGCGGAGACGTCTCAAAACTAACCCGGATCGTTAACCTACAGACCGTTTACTTATGTGATAAAGACTACTACGATAAGTCTATTGGAAAGATCGCCCAAAAATTACAAGAGAATGACCAAAGAACCAAAACCATCTGACGTGAACAATGACCTGATCATCTATAGACTAGATGAGATTAAGGTAGAACTTGTGGAAATTAAGAAAGCCTATGTTACCAAAGAAGAAAGCCTCGCATTACGGTCCGAGATTACCGCCCTCCGAGAAGAAGTCCACGCTCTCAAAGCCCGTAATTCTATCCTAGCTTGGGTATATCCGACTGCATCAGCAGCCTTCACCGCAGTATTTACGTATCTGATAATAGAGTATCTAAAAAAATAGGGAGGATAGAATGGCTTATCAAGATTTTAAGAAGAGGTGGCTCGGAGGCAGGTACGACTATGATAAAGTCTACGCCTACCAGTGTGTAGACTTAATACTCATTTATATCAAAGAAGAGTTTGGCCTTGCTTCTGGCGTCTGGGGTAACGCTATAGACTATTGGACTCGACCAAGCGCCCCACTACTGACGAAGTTTGATCTCGTGTCTGGTAGTAACGCACAGCCAGGAGACATCGTAGTGCTCTATGGGCTTGCCGGTAATCCTTACGGACATATCGGTATCTGTGATTCAGTTACGCCAACAGTTATTAATATACTCGAACAAAACGGGGCCGGATCTGCAACAGGTCTCGGCCGGGATGCTATATCTGTTCGAGGGATTCCAAAAAGCCGTGTAGCCGGGTTATTACGCCCTAAAGCCGTAGTAGCGCCACCTCCCACGCCACCGGCTGCACGTTCTACTGTTTTCTTACCTGGTAATGTTCAATCATGGAGAGCCTATCGAAATGGCAGCTATTTGCGACCTAACACAAGCGACCAAGTCGCTACACTCGCACCTGCTATGTTCGGCGGACTAACTTATAAGATTGAGGCATGGGTAGGAGATTATGCAGTTGTAATAACCACTCAGATGTTTGGTAGAGTAACAATCTGGGTTAAAGGAACAGAGGCACAAATCCGATGAGTAAAGATATTCAAGATAAGCGCGGCAAACGGCGCAATACGACATGGGCGAAAGTAAAGCGATGGCTCAAGAGCCACACTAAGAAAGGGAAGAAATAATGAACAACGACATAGTAATACGAGCAGTTAAAACTTTTATTCAGGCATTCTTAGCAACTCTTGCAGTAGCAGTTGTAACAGTAAGTGACTGGCCTACCGCTAAAGCAGCAGTAGTTGGAGCAGTCGCAGCAGCAATCTCAGCAACTTGGAACGCAATCGTAAAATAAGGAGTCGGCCATGAGCCACAGACGCAATGAATATTTGGAACGCTTACAAGAACATTTAGATGAGCGTGAATGGACAACAGAAGATAAGGAGCACTTCTTACACATGGTAGGGCACTCGGCTCTCTTGTCTACACAAAGTGCATTAAGCGTACTAGAATTTCAACAGGTAACAGACGAGCGTATACAAGCTGAAAAAGACTTTGACAAGACTTTCGTGCCTGGCGTACCAGAATCGTTTTTCGAGGATACCTTTATACAGGGTAGATTTGAGGAAACCCTATAATGGAAACGTCACCTTGCTATAAAGCGAGTGACGGAAGAATGTTATACAAAGCGGAGACAAACCTACACCATTTAACCTGGCGGAGTGATTGGTATAAGACAACTCAAGAACGAAAGTTTAGAAATGCGACGGGTATGGTTATTCGTTTAGCTATTCGCTCTCATAATGAGCTCCATAGAGAAGTAGAGCCTCCTCATAAACCGAATGGCAACCTAATGCGGAATATGCACGTTGCTACACGGGATATGGAATTTACTGACCAATACGACCACTTCGTACAGATAGCTCACTATCTTGGAGAAGTAGTAGGAAGCGAACAATGTGCTCAAAATGTAGAAGATGCTGCACTCTTACTAGAGAGTTTTAGACAACAAGCACCCTACATCGAGCAGGGGAGAATAGAGTTGAAATAAACAAACCCTCCGATTAAGGGGGGCTTATTTACTTGCTTAGATGGGCTGACTGCTTGCTTCAATGTTGCAAAGCTCCTGAGTTGTCTACGGGGGTATTGACATAAGCACGATGCTTATGCTAGAATAACAGTGGTAGTAATTCCTCTGTTGTGGGGCTCCGTATGGTTCCTCGTAAATAGCAACAGAGGTTTTCCATTTTTATGGAAACTACGTTGGCTCATACTTATCCTCCAGTTAAGTACTGGAAGCGTACAATACGGATATTAAATTGTCTGTAAAATATTTCACTACCACCAATGATTTCTTAACCAGAAGTTATATGCTGCTTCCCATGATCCATAGCGTTGCATGGCATAGTTTGTGAAGTACGCATCCTGACAGGCGTAGTCATCTCCGCAGGGGAGCTTCGTCCCCGGGCAAGCCTGACCGAGCCCCCGACATCCTATACTGTTGACCGCAGTTGTGCGATTCCCTGATTCCATCCGGTATATATAATCCTTATAGAAATTACCACTCGCTGCATAGGCCTTCTGGGGCACTACGGCAGCTACAGCAGCTTGTTGGGCTTTAGCCGCTATATCTTCCTCCTTTTGTTTTAACTTAGCTTGGAGCTGCTCCTGGAGCTTCTTATTGTCTTCTTCGATCTTTTTACGTTGCTGTTCAGCTTCCTGAGCGTTAATAGTCTTCTCTTCGAGTTTCTTATTGACTTCATCAAGTTTCTGATCGTAGATCTTCAACTGTAGATCGTTATCTTTTATCTGTATTCGTTTTAACTGTATCTGATTGTCTAAATTCTTAATATGTCGTAACCCTACCATCGCTATCCCTAAGAGGGTCGCAACGATAAGAGTCGCCCAAATTCGTTTATTCATAGATGTTAATAGTGCTAAGTCAACAGGTAGCGGGTATGTAGCCTTTCATAGTTACAAAAGTTAGTATACCTTATCGTAAGAACTTGTATGCAAGCCTCTGGGCCGCATCAAAACCGAGTACCCCTGCTAAAACCCATAGAACTTTGTTGTCCTGGGTAGCAAAAATATATGCTGTGGCGATCTCAGCTAATGCTATCGATAAGCTGTAAAGCCCCCCAAGTGGTTTCTTTATTACTGGCACCCAATTTTGATACCATAAGAAGTTGATATTTTTTTTAGCAGCCGGAGCTACTGTTTGCTTAGTTTGTTTTGTGCTATTCACTTTGATCCTTTCTATTTGATTAAGTGTAGATTCATTCTAGCATAAGCAGTATAGATTGTCAATACTATCTTTGTCTCACTTCTTCAAACTCATATTCCGGGTGGTCGGGTAGCCATACAAGGTCCAATAGCTTCCTTTTTGTTCTGTAAACGTCGGTGACATGGCCTTTGGCTTCGCAAAGTAAGTACGTTCCATCTGGCTTGTGGCATCTGAAATCACAGATATACGTAAATATATCAACTTTAGAGCCGTCGGGGAGATAGGTATAGAGTTTGATCCTGAACTGTGGTTCAATCTCAGTAAATTCCCCAGCCTTCTGGCGAAGCTCAAGCTCTTGTGCGATCCGGGCCTCGAATTTGCTATCGTACTTTCGTCCATTATACTCCGTCTTTTTGTTCCCGTACTTACTACCAAACCTTACGTTGTAGCTCATTTATGTGGACACTTTGCTGGCGTGTGATTACCGTTACAGATACTACATACCTTTTTCATATTTAACTCCGCATCTTTCGCATTTAGCTGTAAAGTGAGGATAGATCTCATCCCACCCTCTATATTTATCCCACTTGTGTCCGAATAGTTTACAACGTATCATTTTAGGTGCAGCAGTCACCTTGTTTTTACTCGGTGACTTTTTCATTTTTCTCCAATCTAGTTAGTGCTTCCAACTGCTTAACTCTTAATGTATCTCTAATCATAATGGTTTTCCAATCTTCGTCTTGGTCAGTCCATTCATGGTCTATTTGACCGTTATTACCAATTCTCATTGTCTGAGGCTTCATAGCTTTATGTGCATCGAAGTCACCGATTACTTCACTCCGTATTTGTTCAAATAGTTTAGCTCTCTCGGCTTTGTGCCATGCCAAAACTTTTCGTTGTAGTGCAACTCTGTCTGGGTCTGTTGCCATAAAATACTCGGCGGTTATTTTAGTCAGGCTTGTATCTTGGGGAGGCTCAGGGGTCATACCTTCGTGGGTGTTATCTTGCAACCACCGTTGCGCCCTTAGTTGCTTTCGGTGTACATCAATCATTCGTGGTGTATCTTCACTCTTTGAGTTGCTCTGGGAGGAGTTATTTCGTTTCACGATAATCTCTCCTTAATAATCTCTCTGTATTTATCCAGTTTCTCTGCACCCAAATATTCTCTTTTAAGGTTTTGGGCGGCAAGTAGCGTTGTACCAGAGCCAGCAAACGGGTCTATAACTAAGTCTCCCTCGTCTGAGTAAGTCCTTACAAGCCACTCAAACATCGCTAGGGGCTTTTGCGTGGGGTGTAGCTTACTTTTATCCCTTATCCACTTGTTTACAGTCGTGGGGTGTCTATCGCCCTTGTTGACTGTCTCAAAGCCCTCCACCTTGCCACCTTTCCAGTTACTTGATTGTCTGCCCGATACTTGCGTATAGGCTTTGCCCTCAGTCTTTTGGGGGTTGTACTTCATGTACCTACCATTCGGGGTATAAGTAACGGCTTGCTTGCCAAATACCAGTATCATTTCATGTATGCGTAACGGCTGGTGATTAGCTGCAACTACGTTTGTGCCGTTGTCTTTCACCCACACTAAGTCGTACTTATACATGCTAGACATCGGTATCAGCTTGCTGGCTAGTTTAGTGCTGGCGGTCATAACCAATGCTCCCTCTGGTTTCAAAACTCGCTCACACTCCCAAAAGAAAGTCTGAAAGTCTAACCACTTATCCCACTTGTTACCAGTCTCGGCATAGGGTGGGTCAGTAAGTACGAGCTGGACACTATCATTAGCAAGGGTACTCAGTAAAAAGAAACAATCGTCAGTTATCTTTTCTTGTAAAGAAGTATCTTCACTCTTTGAGTTGCTGGATGTAACCTTTTCGTTACTTTTATCTTCGGTAGTATGTAACTTACTATTTTTCATTATGTACCTCAAACATCTTTCATTATGTACCTCAAACATCTCATCAATGACTCGGTGCATATCGTCTAGGCACTTGTTATAGCCATCGAACGCACCAGCATCGTATTTTAAATCAGTGCCTCTAAATTGCTCTATTGTAGGTCGCTTTTCTGGTAGCTTACTAATTAGTAGAGAATGTAAATTTTGCTTAACCAAGTCGTAGCTTAATGTAATTGGGTACGTTTCGGTATTACCATCATAAAAAACAATCCTTAACTGAATATGTCGGTCAGGGTTATTAACGTCAGCACCTTCTTCTGATGCCATACGTAATATGTTAGGAATATCTAAAATCTTATCCACGCTTATTACATTTTTCATTCTGACTCCCTTGTAGTGTCCTCTTTGGGCTTGCTCTCGCTAGGACTTTGGTGTTCGCTCTCCAGTTTAATTTGATTATTCAACTCTGCAACTATCCGATAAATACTCCGAGCTTCGTCTAGCGTCTTAATCTCACCATTATGGTAGGTGTAGCCTAATCTCTTACTAACAAACGCATAAGCCTGACCTCGTTTTATACGCCCTGACTTCCATAGAGGGTCTAGGATAGCGTGTATCTTCTTACGAGCATCTAGTATCGCTGGTGTAGCAATGTAGCCTAGAGGGGCTGTGGGATTGCTTGTCTTGTGATGACAGCCAACGTAACCACCACAAGTATCACACTTCCAAAATGGCAACTCGTACAAGTCTGGTCGATGTGGGTAACGCTCTTTGCCATTAGTGAGCCTAGCTTCTACATCTTGCTCACAGCCAGTGCAGTAGATTGTTCTTGAGTCACTTGTTATTGGATTGGTCATAGTGTACCTAACTTATTTTTAACATCTTTAATAGTTTGTCTCACTATCATTGCATCCCTTTGACGCAAGAATTTCTTAATTTCGTAATCTGGGTCGTTTTTGTCGTCTGACTTCAGCCAATCCTCAAACATATCACCATTCCAAAACCCATTACTATTCCTAGCCCAAGGGACTAAAACAGTTTCTATAGGGTCTCGTTTGCCAGCTAGTCTCCCAGCCTCAAATCCTTTATCATATTCAGTTCTCATATCTACTGCTTCCTTTCTATGTTCTTATTTGCTAGCTTACGTGAAGTCAAGCGTCTTTTGATGTTCTGCCTTTGCCAACCATCCCGATAGCATGTTCTACATGTCCTAGTTAACCCTTCTGAGTTGACTTCTGATACGTTAGAACTATTCTTTCTCCACCATGTATTCTCATTGGTGTACCTGTGGCCGTTCCTGCATTTGGCTCGTGCTCTTGTAAAACGCAGCGTATTGGTCTGGCTAGTAACTACTTCTAGGTGTTCGGGGTTAACGCAGAGTTTATTCAGACAAAGATGGTCTAAATTCATACCTGCTGGGATACTCTCTCTAAATAGTTCGTAAGATATTCGATGTGCTTGGTGCAGCTTGTCTCCAACTCTAATCCTTCCATAACCAGAGCCGCTTTTTGCACCAACCCATACCCAACAACTTTGCGTTTTATTAACTTTAGTTAATAGCTTTTCCGCAAGGTCGGTGACTTCGGTATTTGCTATATCGGTTAATTCTTCTAGGGTATAGCCACAAATAAGTGCAGGTTTACCATCCCTAAAAGCTACACCTGGGATATTCTTACCCTCAGCGTCAAACCCCCATCCAATAGCTGTACCGTCTTTAACTATTCCTATCTTAGTAATTTTAGCCTTTTCTATCATTCTGACTTCCTTGTAGTGTCCAATTCATTAGAGGGGGCTTTACCTGCATTTTCTAAGACTAAATACCCAACATCGCCCGACTCTTTCTTGGCTTTATCTTCATCGTCATATACAAACATTACTCCAACTAAATTATCGTCTATATCACTTATAGGTAGGGACTGCTCCTTCCCAAGAATTGTTACGGTTAAGTTTCTATACAATCTTTTTTCAGCGTATAACTTACTCATCATTCATCTCCTTTTAGTTTAGCTTGTAGACTCTTATACTGTTCATGTAGTGCAATTAAAAAGTCGCTGATGTCTACCGTTTCATCAAATAGTTGGCGTATTTTCACAATCTGGTCAATTCTCGCTTTTAAGAGTTCCTGCTGTATAAGAGGCCAGTAACGGTCTACTTGTTCCATGTCTGAGGCTTGTTCACGTTCAGATAATGCTGCGTATGGGGTGGCAATCTGACGTTCCCAATGAGTTAATAGTAAATCCTCAACCTCTTTCAAATGTTCGACTGGTACTACTTGACGCACCTTTTGATTACAATATTTTTGCCAATCAGCCCATCGCTCATGCTCAATACAAGCAAGTTTTTCTTTCAGCTCATCTATGTTTGAGTTACTCGCCATATCATTTACCTAGAGCTTTTTTAATCTCACTTAGTGTGTACTTCTTACCTTCAATTTCAATCGACTCTTCTTTTATTTGGTCAGGCTTAATACCTGTAATTTCGGTGAATATCTCCCAATCAAAGTTAGGTAGGTTGAGTACTTTCTGTCGTTCTTCTTCGTCAGAGTCTCTCCAGTAATTAGCCCACGCCTCATCCCAAGTAAAAGTTTTCAGGTAGCCTTGTCGAACATGAAAGTATGGTTGTTCTTTCTTTTCCTCGTCAGTCATTTCTGATTCTGCAATCCATTTGTTTAAGTAGAACTCATAAAAGTCAGGGTGGTCTATCTCATCCCAAGTAAGGTCGGTTGGTTTATTAAACATACGGAGCTTACCTTCTGTAGTGTTGAATATGCCTGTTTCTCGGTTTGTACTGTTCCCATAACCACTGTTCCTGTCACCACTGTTCCTGTTACCACTGTTCCCGTTACCACTGTTCCAGTTACCACTGTTCCTGTTACCACTGTTCCCGTTACCACTGTTCCAGTCACCACTGTTCCAGTTACCACTGTTCCAGTTACCACTGTTCCTGTCACCATTGTTCCCGTTACCACTGTTCCAGTTACCACTGTTCCTGTCACCACTGTTCCCGTTACCACTGTTCCTGTCACCACTGTTCCAGTTACCACTGTTCCAGTTACCACTGTTCCTGTCACCATTGTTCCCATAACCACTGTTTTCTATGCCTGTGTTATTTTTCTTGTCTGCCATGCTGATTACTTCCTTTCTTGCATTGTACTGGAGTACGAACGCTGAATGTTCCGTACGCTAGTCCTAATCTGTTTGAGTTACTCATGGGTTGCAGACTTCACACCCCCCACCGGGGCGACAATCATAGTTACTGTCTGCTGGATCACTATAAAACATTTTCATACTCCATAGCCTGTTCGGGCTTCTTCTTACGGTTACGGGGGATCCAATAAATGAATGTCCCCGTAGCCTTGCCATCATTATCATACAACCTGTCCATAGAGACGTTAAAGCCTCTCTCCCGGATGTCCTTGATCCTCCGAGGGTATGAGAGAATGCCCATCTGAGCAAACTCCCAATTTTTTACTTTACGTTTCTTCATCTCACGAATCATACGGTTAGTTTGAATCTCACTCATGCTGATACCTCGATGTACTCGTAAGATCCATCTTCTTGCTTAACTGCCCTAAAACCCCTGCGTGATATAGTTCCACCCTTGGCTCCGGCCAGGCGAGCTCTTTCACGGTCTTCATAGAATCCACCCGTTCTACCTTTTCTACCGCCTTCAGCCCCTATTACCTCATAGAAATTCTCACCATACTTACTTTTATTTGTTGCTGCCGCTGCTTTACCACCGTCTTTAGTTCCTGCCATGCTATTCGTCTCCTCTTTTAGATTGATTGTGTGTTATTAGTTGGTGTTGAGTTGCACATACTCTGTGCTGCGGTTACTTCTTCGACGTTGTAGCCTTCAGATAGTATCCGATCAATAAGCTGCTGGTCTTCGTACCATGCATAGCCATAGTGTTTATCGAGCGCATCAAAGTAGCACCCGCACATACTAGTATCCGCACCTTCTCCGGTGCATCCCTTCACGAAGTCTACCTTTGCCGAGTTTCGCTTTGTATTTTGTATTGCATTCTGGCTTGGCTCCGTTGGTGTTGTTGCCGTACTATATGCGTCTGATACCCACCCGATCAAAAAAAGTACACCGAGTACTACGAGTATCGTTTTAAATGTTTTCATATTGCTATTCTTTTCCTTTAAGTATATTTTCTAGTTCTTTATTTAATGCTGTGATTGTTTCTAATATTTCACCCATAACTTTACGGTTATTCTCAAGCGTGTCGATCACCGTATCTAGAATAATAATCATCTCGGTATTATCCATTAGAAGGGTATATCTTCCACTTGTATAACATTCTCTTCATATGATCCGAATGCGTCTACAATAGTTTGCTCTGGCTTTTCTTCTGGCTTATTATCCGGACGGCCTTCGACTAACATCTCAGCGGCCTTCAGTGTCCACTCTGTTGCCTGGCCAACATTAGAATCTTTCGGCCCGAATGCTATAACCAGGTTTGTAGCGTTTGTAAGTGCGTTGCCCCATGCCATGCCCTCTGACATATCATTATGCCCGCCACCGCCTCCAGATGAGCTTGTAGCCTCCTCTTTTGGGGCTTGTCGTGCGTAGTCCTTGCCCTTGGCGTTAGTATAGATCTCAATATCTCCTGACCATCCCTCTGTTGCGAGTGCCTTTGACATGGTATTGATCGTATCTACTTTACCGTCATGCTCAAACTTTATAAGCCAGATTGTAACCTTACCATCCGGGCTTGACCATGGATCCGGTGCTACGTAGGTAGTTTTAACATTTTTATATATCATTTGTCCTCCTTATTCCCAACCTTGCTCGTCTTCTGGCGTATAATCCGCCTCCTCGACTTCTGCCTGGTGTTCATCGTTTAATAATTCACTCTCGAACCTTGTATGTACTACTCCCGTAGCCGATACACTGAGTCCTTCGATCACTCCGCAATCTGCGCACCAGTCTATATAATCTGGTGGTATCCGCGAAACGTCGTATCCTCCACACTTCGGACATACTGGATCTAAATTATCCATGCTATACCCCTAGAATACTGACATTGTTTTTACGCCGGGCTGTGAGTCTATAAATACAAACTCCCAGTTCTCGCCCTCGTCGTACTTGATATGTATTTTTTTAATGATGCTATTCACTCCTTATGTTTAATTGTACTTATATACTAGCACACTTTCCTCTACATTTCAATACCAAGTATGTTATAATGCCAATACTATGAGTTATTTACCACTATCTACCACCGAAGAAATGAAGATCGTCGCCCTTATTGCCCGGGGTGATACCTATGCACAGATTCAAGAAGAAATGAAAGCCATGGGGCGCACCGTCACATTACAAACGATTGCCCGAGCCAAGAAGCGCAATAAAGAAAACCTAAAAATTATAAAGTCGAAAGTCGTTGAGATTGAGCAAGCCAATGCGCTCAGTATTAAAGAGAAAGCCAATGCACTCTTACAGAAGCGCTTAGAGCAAGTTGATCAAGAAACAGAGATTGTAGCCCGGGCCAATAAAGAGTACCTCGAAGGTGATATGCCCCACGAAGTCTATGAGCGTTTAATGAAAACAATGAAACCTACCTCCCTTCCTGAGCTCGTGAGTGTGAGTAAAGAGATGCACCAACAATCTAAGTCAGAGCCAGATGATACTCCGGCACCAGCTAAGGATATGCAAGCGCTCGCGGATGCCATAAAATCTGGCGATGAAGTTATGCTGAATCAGATGATCTTTAATCCTAAGACAGAGGAGGTCATTGATGTTGACGTCGACCAACCTACAAAAGAATCTGTTTAAGCTCTTTGCAATTGCCGGATCGAGTGGCGTCGCCCTTCAAGTTCGCTCCGGAACAAAAGTATATCTCGTATCTATCATGCCAACCGGCGAGACATATACACAGCGTACACAGCGCGAAGCTATGAAGAAAGCCAGGCGCCGTAAGCCGATTACACTCAGGTTTGATACTTGTGGTATCTGTGCCGGGCTTAAAGTAGATAAAACGTGCGTGAATAAGCATTGTCCGACAAACAAAAACGGGGTATAAACCCCGCAATTGAAAAACTGCACCCTTTGTTTTGACCAGTGCTCATACAACTTTTTTAATTTCTCCCCGCCGGTCGTCCTGTCCTTTTTTAAATGCTTTGCCCCGTGGTGCTTGTTTCCACCTCCCGCGCTTTTCCATTTCTGCTTTTACTACGCCATATATTAAACTTCGTGTACTCATCTTTTCAAGTTCTTTCGCTAGTTGTTCTAAGTCTATCATTATATCCCTTTCATTAATTAATGCATTGTAATGTAAGATAATCATCCCCGCGCAAGCATTGTATATCTAGTGCATTACCGGCTGTTATACCTATTACTACGCCTAAGCTTAAACATATAGCCATTATTAACCCTGTCACAATTGATCGTTTATTTATGTTCATACATCCACCTTTTATAGTATTACTTGACCAAAAAGAATAGCACTCCCGAAAAAGAGTACTATCTTGATTATTCTCATACTTGCCACTCAAGCGCGTACGCTACTACCTGAAAATGGTCGGCTACTGAATAGCTTCGTGTATCACCTTGCTTTAATTCAGCGGTTATAAAGCCCCCGTTATCAAAGGTATATTCAATCTGAAAATATTTTCCATCTTCGTCACTATAAGTATCTAACTCTGTTGACGACTTTACTTTATTATTTTCACAAAACCTTGCTAGCTTAGCTTGATTATCCCGTGCTAGGTGCCATTGTATTGTTGATGCTTTCATGCTATTTACTCCTGTACTCTGTTACTTATATTTTACTTACATTTAATAATCTAGCGTTGTATGGTTCTATATAATATTTATCGCCGTTATATTCAATTACAGTATCAAATATTAAATTTGCCGTGTCCCTGTCCCTTTCGTCATGCAATAACGCCATAGCCTGATTATCTAGTGCCAGTGATATGTTGTCGCAAAAACTGTCAAGCCCTGTTGTATCTGTAATAGTTACCTTGCCACGTTTTAGATTGTTATTTATTTTTTGTTCAAATAGTTTATGTTGTGTCATTGTCTTATACCTTTCTTAACCATTTGTTTAAACCGTATAGTGTAAACTCACGCCTGATGTATGGCTTACCGCTTTTTAGTGTTAGTAAGTGCCATTTATATGTTCTAGTTTTAAATATTGTAACTTTCATCTTAACTCCTTTATGCTATGTAATTTACTATTAATATTGCTATTGTTACACCTATGAATATTGACCATAGGTTTGCTTGTGTTTTATCACTCATTTAGAATTCTACTTTCTTAATTACATTACCTAAAAAGCTATTCTTTCGTATTACATAACCTGTAATAGAATCACTTTTTAAGCTCATATTTTTTGTTTGTACTGCTATATCGTATATAGTATCGAAGTTATACCTTCCATCTGTCACGAAGTGTTCGGTAGTACCCAAAAACTCATTGCCGTTATTGTCTAAAAAAGATACTTTGTACTGCATTATTTTACCTCATTTAAGTATGTTAAAAATTCATCCGCTGTTATAGTGCCATTTTCATACTGTTGTATTCTCATTTTTAAGCTTGTAATAGCTATATCTGCCAAAGCCCGGTCAACAGCGTTATGTACTCCGTTGCGTAATCGTATTGCGTTGTAGTCTTTCATTATTTTACTTTCTTAAATATTACTTTATTAGGTATTGACCAATTTCTGATCGTTATAAACCTTGTTTTCATATGAACACTACTTTCGCTGTACCGGCGTTGCTGAATACGTAACTCTCGTTAGTGCTTGTTACTTGTTTGATATTAATTTGTGTCATATGATTGCCCTCCTATGACTTATTGCTATTATTTCTTGCTTGATTGCAAGCCCGGGGGCTATTACTAGCCCGGGGGTCTATAATCAATCTTTATTGTATCTGTAATAATAGCACGTCTTAATATACACTGTCAAGCATAATATAAAGATAATGCATATTTATGTGTAAGTTTTGAGAAACATGAGTTGTTGTACCTCTTTTTTAAAAAACATAACGTCGCACAATATCGATCGACCTCTGTTGGCTAGATCCCGGCACTTTATAGCCGCCCGGCTTATGTTTGCTATGCATTGAGCAATTAGCAGTTAACAGGCGTGTATGCATGGCCCGGGCTTGTCAAGATTGCCCGTATACTTCTACTTCTTATTCAATAGATAGATATATAAGTACATTAATACAGTAGTATATGAGTGTTAGTATTAATCAGAGTGTATAAGGTTATAGCTGTACTAGGGTTGTACTAGGCGTTAACAGTAGTGGTAAGCCGGTATGGTGCATTACAGTAGTGGGGTCTAACTTCCCTATCATACCCGTATTGTACGACGTCCTACTGTAGCGTAGCACCGCGCTGTTATACATTATTGATATATAAAGCGCTTATATAGGCTTACAATAGCTTGTTTATTATTAATTTGTATAATTATATTGATATATTAATACTTTGACCTTAGACTTTGACTTTAGACTTCACCCTATAGCACCCTATTTAGATACTGGCGAGAGTACCCTTAGATGGTTAGGCAGACCTCTACTGTATATAAAAAAAATTATAGAAATAAATGCCCGGTCTCTAGTGCGCAACAAAAAAAATTTTTATAATAAAAAAGTTATTAATTAAATAAAGGATCATTATGAAGAAGACAATGAAAATAGATAAGAGCAAAGTTAAAATGATGAGTGGAAAGAAACTAGGAGCTATGGTTACTAAGAACTCTAAAGGTAAGAAGACATTTATAGCCGTTAAGAAGAAATAAGGACACTTTAAATAACCCTTTAATTTTAAACAGCTTCCGCTGCAAGGGTACCTCATTCTATATGCACTCTACCTGCATAAACGTTGGAGTTGATATTCATTGACATTGTATGGTAGAATAATGGTATTCTAACGATAAACGTCTGATCCCACGAAACGGGATCTTTTTCTTTATCGGCTATTTGTTAATGTACACATGATGCCATGCAGTGCAGAGAGCGTATAACGGGCCATACGCCTAGCCATAGTGAAGTCTGTGACGGGGTTTCTTAAGGTCGCCCTTCGGGGATACTTCTAGCCCTATACCCTCGACCGGGTTATTTATTTTCTAACGATAAATAACTTAAATAAATAGTAGCATACCTATGCTATAATTGCAATATATATGAAACCTACAGAGTTAGAAGGCGTAACTGAAGAGGATTTAAAGAATCTAGCTCTACAGAAGGTTGCTCTCAGGTGTAAGACAGATCTCTATTTCTTATGTAAGCAAATACTAGGTTATGACAAGATGGTTAAACATACCCACCAGGAGCTCTGTGATTATACGTCTGCCGCTCTTCCGTCTCATCATGAGTTACCTGAGGGTATACGCGAAGGGTTTGATCCTGGCAAGAACCTGATGCTCCTACTTATGCCTCGGGGTACGTTTAAAAGCTCGGTTGTGACTATTGGCTTCAGTTTACAGTACATTCTTAATGAGCCTGATTGTCGTATCTTAATAGACTCCGAAACTTATTCAAAGTCCAAAGCATTTCTCCGTGAGATTATTGGCCACCTAGAGAACAACGAGAAGTACCGCATGATCTTCCAGGCTATCCATGGGATGTTACCGTTTGAGACGAAGAGTAAGGCGAAGCTCTGGACTGATTCAGAAGTTATCCTTCCTTGTCGTAAAAGAGATAGAAAAGAACCGACTATCTCCTGTGCCGGTATTGATGTGACCAAGAATGGGATGCACTATGATCTTATTATTGGAGATGACCTTCATTCTGAGAACAACGTGACGAATAAGGAGCAGATCCAGAAGGTAAAGGACCATTATCGGTTGGCTTTCTCGCTGCTAGACCCAGGGCAGCCGATGATTATTATTGGAACCCGCTGGGACTATAACGATTTATACCAGCATATTATAGATTACGAGCAAGAAGACTTTAATATCTTAAAGAAGAGTGCCTACAACCCTGATGGATCCCTATTCTTCCCTGAAGTACTCTCCGAGAAGGAGCTCGATAAGATTAGACGTAGGCAGGGGAGCTATATATTCTCCTGTCAGTACCTCAATGAGCCGGTTAGTGACGAGAACGCTATCTTCCGACGTGATAAGATAGTACGAAAAGACTGGGAACTAGTTAAGGGGCGGCCGATGAACTGGTATTTATCTGTCGATCCGAGCTATACCGACCCTCGGGGCTCCGGACAGTACTCCGATTACGTTGGTATGGTCCTCGTTGGCATGGATTATGAGCGTGATTTGTATGTTCGGCACATTACGAGAAAGAAAATGACCTATTCTGAGACCATAGACGAGATGTTTAGGATCTATACCGACACAAAATACAAAGATATTAAGAATATGAAGATTATATTAGAGGTTATTGGTACAAAGTCACTGTCTTACGAGCTCGCAAACGAACAGCGACGTCGAAATACCTGGCTGCCGATCACTGAAATCAAGTCTCGGACTGAATCTAAGGAGGAACGCATCCGGGGTCTGGCTCCATTCTACGAATATGGCCACATTTATCACATAAAGGAGTGCCCGAACCTCGAAGAGCTAGAATATGAGCTCCTGCACTTCCCTCGTGGCGCCCATGATGACATTATCGACCCATTAGCCACCGTATTAGAGGTTGCTAGTCCTCCGACCAACAAGATCGGGAACGCCCGGGACGATGAACGCCGTAAAGTCCAACAGTATAAACCCCGTAGCTTGATTACTGGAGTTTAATGTGCTAGTATTAAAGTGCTATTCATTTCTTGATTCACATCTCGAACTGAACCACATTTGTTGAGAGACTTATGTGTATGAGAAAACCCCTTGCCCGGGGTTTTTTTATTATCGGACTATTGTAGTAATGTAATTTATAGGTCAAAGTAAAACCATGGCTAAAAAAGAAGAGTCTAAGGATAATAAGAACTTAGATACAAAGTTAACTGAACTACAGAATCAACAGGGGCTTCTTGACCCTAAGGCACGTAATAACATTGGATATAACCCAAATAAACGACGTCGCCAGATCCGCCGTGAAACCTATACCCGTTGGTATCACCTCCGCGATAACCCGCTTCGATTAGAGGCTGAGGCTGATTGGGAAATTGCCGATAAAGAGTTCGGTATGGTTGTCCCTGAGATGGATCCCGAAGACTGGCACTCCCACCTTCAACTACCTGACGCTTTTGCTGCTATTCAGTCCCAAGCCCAGGAGACCGTAGAACGGAAAGCTCGACCACATATCCTCCAAACTGAAGAGTCTGACGAACCAAAAGCTGAGTTCTGCAACGAAGTTTTAACTTATAACATGAATAACACCGGGTTTGACTATCAGTACTACCTGGCAAAACTATCTGCGTCGATCCGTGGTACCGCATTTCTTATGGACTACTGGCGTACTGAGAAGCGAACGGTAAAAGTCCCCTCTAAACTAAAAGATGACGGGACGATAGAGTACGAGACTAAAGAGATCGTTGACTTTGATGATGATTATACCGAATGGGTACCAAACGAATATATCCATATTGACGAGAAAGCCAAGCATATTGACGAAGCTATTGATGGTTTTAAGCGTGAAATTTTAAACATTGAAGAGTTCCACCGAAGGTATAAGGATGATAATGACTATTTTGATACCGAGTATGTAACCGCTGGTGGGGATGTATCTGACAAAGCCTACTTTAAAATGCCTTCCGATGTCACTATGCAAGAAGTTGAAGTGCTCCACTACTTTAACCGATCAATTGATGCGTACTGGGTTGTCGCTAATAACGTCGTCATCCGGGACTCACCACTTCCAACGAAGCACAAAGAACTGCCATTTATCCCGGTTTATCAGTATGTACGCCCTGGCTCTTTCTGGGGTATGGGTATACCAAAGGTAATCCACTTCTTGTCTGAGGAGCGCAAGTCGATCCGTAACCTGAACATGGACCGTCAGAAGATGCAGCTCAATAAGATGTTCTTACATAACTCCAGCTTCGACATTGATGATGAAGACTTAGTAACCCGTCCACACGGTATTATCTCTGTTGATACCAACGGCCAAGACGTTCGAAGCTCAATTGTACCGATAGAATACGGGGATGTTGCCCCTTCATATTTCCGGACTGAAGAGATCCTCCTCGAAGACATCCGTCGAGCGCATGGTATTGATGACCGTATCCAAGGTGTTCAAGCCGGTGGTACCGCGACTGAAGCCGCTATTCTAAAAGAGTCTTCTATGAAGCGTATCAACCTGGTATCTATTACCAACGAGATGGATGCATTAATCCGAATTGGCCGACTTAAGTGGTCTAATATCCAGTTCTTCTACGGTATCCCCCGCATGGATAGCATTACAAAAGATAACGAAACCCGGGATCAAAAGGTCTACCGCAAGATCACAACGCAGGGACGCAAGTTTAATATCGTTAGTGTTAATGGTCGCAAGAAACTCCAGATGGAAGACATCAAAGGTGCCTCCGGTCTAGCTCTCAAGCCTGAATATAATAAGTATCTCGAAGGTGATGTCGATATATCGGTAGACTCCGAGGTATTTGCCCCCGTCTCAAAGGCTATAGAACAGACGAAGAAGACTGAAATGTTCTCATTACTTATGAGCAAACCGATGACTATGGCTGTACTAGATGTACCCGGCGCTGTATCTGACCTCTTGAAGACGAACAATATCAAACCATCTACCTGGATGAAGACCGACTCTAAATCTATTATGGAATCTATGAACGAAGCTGAAGCTGAGAATATCGTGATGAGCGCTGGTCAACCACTTGCCGGAACCGATGGCGCGACCGAAGAGCACACCCTCATTCACCTCATGTACACTAAGACCCAAGAGTTTGCTGAACTCCCTGGTGAAATTAAAGGTATCTTCATGGATCACATCATGCAGGAACATGATAATAATCCAGCTACTAGTTCTGCTGCATCTATGCTTGGTGCTGGTGGACCACAGGGCGAAGAGCAGCCCCAGATATCTCCTGAGATGATGGCACAGGCTGGCGGTGCTGGTGCTGGACAAGCGCAACCACTCGGACTTTCTCCCGCAACTTCAGTGAAGCAAGCCCAGGTAGCAGACCTCCAACCAACTGATTTTAGTAATAGGCGTAATAAGTGATGCTACGCGTCCCGAAGGACAGACTCTTGTCAAAGGTGGTTAATATGAATACGATTAAGTTGTGAAGAGTACTATAGATCATCTCACACCCAAAGAGCTGTTAGCTCTCGCACATTTCTATGATACGGAAGCGTATACCGCTTTGCGTAAATTAATAGATGCTGAACGACTTGAACTGGCCAAGAGCCATGTTGAGCAAACAGATATCATGCAGATCCGGCATTTATCCGGACAGTCTACTGCTTTAAAGAAGTTGATTAATACCCTGAAGGTAATTAGCACTTCCCAAGAGAAGAAGAAAAGTTGATGATAGCAGATTAGCGGTGCCCACCCCCTCTAGTCTGCTTGCCACCAGCTTTGCTGGCTAAAGAACAAATCTTTAAGGAGTAACGAATGACGGAAACAAATTCCAACGATCCAGTCGTCGGTGACGACACACCAGTAACCGAAGATGACCTTCGCGCACTAAAATACGATAACGAGGACGTAGAAACCCCGGAAGAGGAAGACGAAACCCCCGCATCAGATGACAGTGACGAAGCAGCCGAAGAAGCTGAGGTAGAAGAAGAGCAAAACTCTGACGATACCGCCGAGGAAGAGGCTCCGGCCCCCGAATCATTCACCAAAGAGTTCATTAATATTAAAGGTGATACCCCCGAGGAGTACGCTCGTAATCTAGAAATAGCTTATAAGAATAGTACTGCTGAAGCCTTACGGCTGAAAGGGTTAAGTACTCCCCCTCCAACTGCTCCGGCTGTAGAAGAGCCAGATACTTTCGTTGATACATCCAATCCATTGTCGCTATACGCGCAACAGAAGATGGACCAAGAAATAGCTGACGCCTACAATGACTTTAAAAAAGTCTATAACCAGACAGAAGACGAGGAGAAGTACAAACAGTTTACAAATACCGTTGCGGGACTTAGTAGAGTTATACTCGAGACTGAGAAACGCATGGCATCTCCAAGTGAGCTGTATCGAAAAGCGGCAATCACGCTTGGTTGGAAGGAAACATCCGAACCGGATGATAAAGAGAAACTTGGTATGGCTATTAAGCAAACAGGCGCTGCCTCCAAATCTTCTCCTGCTACGAAAGTAGCCCCCAGATCAAAGGTGACTGACGAAATGATAGCAGTCAACAGAAAGATGTACCCCGGTAAAACTGACGCTGAAATACGAAAAGAACTCGAACCGTTCATTTAACATTAATTTTAGGAGTTTCACATGGCACTCGATATTTCACGAGTAATGCTTGGATGCATTGACGGTGATACTAACTATGCAACCTACTCCTTTCCTGTAGCCAGCGGTGTAACTGTTACTGCCGGTGACTTCGTCTACTTTGCAAGTGGTCGAATCACTAGCGCAACTGTTGCAGGTGCTCGTATCGTAGGAATGGTTTTAGAAACAGCTACTGGTAACGCCGGTGGTACCGTTTCTGCATTAGTTTGTATTGATTCAGATATGCGATACTTACTTGATAACGACAACGTAGCTACAACCTTCGCTGCTTCTCATGTAGGTTCAAACTTCGATCTCATTGGCGCTACTGGCGCTCAATTAGTCGATACTTCATCAACATCAACAACTGGTTCTCTAGTATGTCTAGAATACAACCCACAGATTGACCCTGTTAAGTCAGATACATCTTACGGCGTATTCATGGTAGCTGAAAACTGGTTTAACACTGGCACCGGCGGCCAATAGAAAGGATTGATGTAATATATTATGGCATCAGTACGACCACAATGGCCAGACCTTCTTGACCCTCGATTCAAGAAAATCTATGGAGACGAATTAAAAACTCTTCCCCAAGTCGGCCCAAGCATTTTCCACGTGGAGACATCTTCACGTAACATCGAGAAAGAAAGCTCAGCTTCTGGTTTGAGTAAACTAATCCGACGTTCTGAAGGACAGGCGATTAGCTACGAAGACGAAGTACAAGGCTACGACGTGACTTATACTCACGTTGAAGACAGCTTAGGTACATCAGTATCTAACGTACTTTGGGAAGATGACCAATTCAATATCATCAAGCGTAAACCTGCGAATCTTGCGAAAGCTAAGATCCGAACTCAGGAACAAATGATGGCAGACGTCTTCAACTACAGCTTTACCGCTGGTGGTGGTGGATTGTCTAGCTTCACTTCTGGTGATGCACTTGCACTATTCTCATCTGCTCACACCCGAGAAGATGGTGGTGCGACACAAAGTAACTACACAACTGCTGACTTGAACGAAAGTTCACTCGAAGTAGCAACAGTTGCTATGCGTCAAACACTTGACCATAAGGGTCAACTGTACATGAGCAAAGCGGATACTCTTGTAGTAGCCCCTGCACTCGAAAAAGAAGCTCGTATCTTACTAAACAGCACACAGCGTGTTGGAACAGCTAACAACGATATCAACCCTTACCAGGGCGCATTGAAACTCGTTGTATGGGACTTCCTCGCATCTGCTGCTGGTGGTAGCGATACTGCTTGGTTCTTGCTCGATAGCTCACTACATCAGTTGAACTTCTTCAACCGTTCTGATCGCGGTCTCGAAGGTCCAGAATATGACTTCGATACTAAGACAGCTAAATGGTCTGTAGATGTTCGTCACAGTGTCGGCTTTAGTGGCTGGCGCGGTACTTACGGAAGTAAGGGCGACAACTCTTAGTTGAGATAAATATGGTCCGGGTAAGCGGGGAGCAATAACGCTCCCTACTACCCCCGGCAATAAAGGAATTTTATGATCGGAGATCGAACATACCGATGGGCTTGGAAACAAGCAACAGGTACACTACACAATAAGAACCTATTACAACACACCGCTGGCTACACAGAGACTCAGAAAAAAGTATCTGCTGCGAGCGCTACTGCTGTTTTAGGCAATACTGCTACTGTTGTCGCAGGAACGACTATTACTACCGGGATTACAAACCCCGATGTACCTCGTAACCTTACGATCACAACTGGCGGCACTACAGCGAACATCGCTGCTGGTAGTGTTGTTATTACTGGTACAAACGTTGAGGGCGCTGTCATTACTGAATCATTCACAATGGCAGATAACTTAAACGGTTCTGTTACTGGTAATAAAGCATTTAAGACAGTTACAAGTGTTGTCTTCCCTGCTGCTGACGGTACGGGCGCAACAATTTCTGTTGGTACGGGCGCTAAGATCGGTATAAACCACCGTCTCGTCCCTAACTATTCAACAATCGTTGTTGTTCAAGATAACGCTATTGGTGGATCTAACCCGGCTGTTCAAGCTGCTCCAAGTGCTTCAAGCACCAATGGTGGCCAAGTTGAGTTAAACACGGTTACACCGGCAACAACACCTGATGGTTCGACATTCTTGACAATACTTTATTGGTATCACAGCATCGCTGTAGCCCCAGTAAACGATAATCCGCTTTACGGGACATCGACAAGTACTTCAAGTACGTCAACATCAACAACAACTACTCCTCCTACTTCGACAAGTACTTCAAGTACATCTGTCAGTACCTCGAGTACGTCAAGTTCTACTTCATCAACATCAACATCAACAACAACTACACCGTAGTAAAAGGAGATTAAGATGGCTGATTTTGGCAGAAAAACACAGAGCGATAACAACCACCTTGCAAATGGCACTTCCGCGCGTTTCGTACATATTGATTCGAGCTCCCCGGCAGTTAATACTATCCGAGCAACCTCGGGCCGTCTATTAAGGGTTATCCTTAACCAAAACGGTAATACTGCTGGGCAAGCGGTGCTTAGGATTCGTAACGGCTCAACAGTGATAGCTGCTATTGCTGGAACAGCCTCGACGGGAACATACGACTATGGTATCTATTGCGATACTTCGATAATCGTAGAGCCTAGTGGTACTGTCGACTGTACTGTAGTCTTTGCAGACTAACTTCTTAGAGGCTTTAGTTATACACAGCTTTAGCCTCTTTTTTGTTGTTTTTTTATTTACAGACCGTTTACTTAGGAGTACATTATTGTTAATGGCTACTAAAAAAGTTTTCATTCTAACTAACTTCTCAACTTATTTGAGGAGTTATAGCCCGATAATAGTTGTCGGCGAACAACTTAAAATGTTTAAACGAAATGGCTGGGACCCAACAATCATCGTTGCAGATGGCTGGGATCCACCAGAAGACACCGTGTTCCATGGGATTAACACGGTTTTTTTGTCTCCTGTTGCATATCAGGATCCACCGGTTATTAATGATATCTTCCATGAAGATGTCGGTCTTATCTACGAGCAACTTAAAGATGCAATCCTAGACGGTAGCGTAGTTATCACGCATGATCTTATATTCTTACCTGATTATACAAAGCACAATATAGCTGCTCGTAAACTCGCTGAAGAGCGTCCGGGTATTCGCTGGGTACACTGGGTCCATTCAGCTACCGGACCTAATACGCTCATTCAGGAGCGCGAGATGTATGGTGATGAGTACAAGCGCATGATCTCCGAGAAGTTCCCGAACTCTATAATTGCTTATCCAAACGGGAATGATATCCCACGTGTAGCTCGTAACTTTAACTTTGAAGAATACCAGGTCGTAGAAGTACCCCACTCCACCGATCCTACCGAGGGACTGCACCAAATGGTTAAAAACCTCTACGACGCCAAGAACCTTGGAGAAGCCGAGGTATTGATTATAGCGCCGATGCGTCTTGATAGGGGAAAGAATCCGCAGATGATTGTGAGGGTTGTTGCGGCCTGTAAAGCTATTGGCGTGTCGGCTCATGTCATATTCTGTGACTTCCAGTCGACCGGTGGGGATAAAGTAACGCTTCGGGAAGAGTGTAAGGGTCTTGCGAAATCCTTAGACGCCGAAGAGTGTGTTACCTGGCTATCTGAGTTCGATGATCTGGCGACCATGGAAGTTGGTCACGATGTTATACTTGATCTCTTCTCATTATCTAATGTATTTATCCTGCCAAGCCGAAGTGAGACCTATTCACTCGTCACCCAGGAAGCGATGCTTAAAGGGAACCTCTGTATTTTAAATAAGGACTTCCCGGCGTTTAAACAGATCTATGGCGATAAAGCACTCTATAGACAGTTTGATGGTGCCGAAGTAGCGTTTGATGGGTTTGACGGTAAGATCCAGACTGATCACTCAGATATTAAGGACTACTTTGAGAATGAGATAGCCAAGCCATTAAGGGGCTGGTTACGACACGATCGAGTATTAGCTGCTAAAACCTGGGTCCGAACTAAACGAAACCCTGATTATGTATTTCGTGAGTATGTAGAACCATTAATAATGCAAAGGCCAGAAGATGAGTAGTCCAAAGTTTAGTGTGATTATACCCGTCTATTCAGCGTATGATCCTACGGAGACTGACGCAGAGCAGCGTCACTACCGCGCAAAGCAAGTCCAACGTGCAATCAAGTCTATTATTAATCAGCAGTATCCTGACTGGGAACTCATCCTCGTTGATGATGGTTGTGCTGATGGCGTCACTCCAGCTATTCTGGATCGTTTTGCACAGGATGACGAACGTATCCGTGTTATACACCAAGATAACCAGAACCGGGCTATATCCCGCAATAATGGTATGAAGGCCGCCAAAGGTGAATGGATCTGCTGGCTCGACTCAGATGACGAGTATTCAACACATTATTTACGTGAGATAGATATAGCAACAAAAGACTTCCCGGAATACGATATATTTAACTTCGGATCAATTATCCACTTCCCGGATCACCATACTGCACTACGATCAGTATTTGCCCCAGCTGAAGAAGGTGAAGGCCATGAGTACTTCAGGTCTGGTCATATCGGCTGTGGATCGTTTGTTTTTAAACGAGCGCTCTGGAAGTCGGATGCAAAGTACCATATCCCTGATGAAGTGAACCCATACCAGTTTGCCGCCACATCTCGTTTTCCAATGAACTTCTCTGAAGACGAACCATATGTTGAGAACCCAACAGAAGCATTCCAAGACGGTGTGTACCGACACGGCCTCTCTCTCGGTAATCCATGGGGGGATGACTTCTTACAGTTTTTTCTCCTTACAAGAGATCATAGATCAAAACCACTTGATGTACTTTTATACATACAATACCCTCGCGCTCATGAAGAAATATATGAACACTTCGGCGAGATCTATGGAACCAATTGATTTACACCTCGTAAGCTGGAACCGGCCAAAAATGACGAAACTCGTTATTGAGACTATCCACCGTAATAGTAAGCCTGAGAATTTTCGGCTTGTCGTCGTCGATAACGGATCAGATAACGATACTGTTGATATGCTTACCGAACTAGCTGATAACGGTATGATCGATGAGTTACATCTTTGGTCAGAAAACAAAGGCCTCGAAGAAGCTCGTCAGTTTATGCTCTTTCATGCAACAGAGAGCAGCTATTTTATATGCGTCGATAATGATTGCTTGCCACCACCGATGGTAGATGATGTCGACTGGATCGATCGACTACTTGATCTTATGGGTAAATACGAGAGCTTTGCTGCTATATCGTGCCGTACTCAGGTTATGATCGGAACCGGTAATATCTTCGAAGAGGCCGATCAGGTCGGTGACGAGCTCGTAGAGTTCCCTCATCCTGGTGGATCACTCCGCATTATGAGCACAGGCGCAACGCAAGGTGTTGGTGGCTGGGATGCGAAACGCCCGGGCCGCGGTGCCGAAGAACGCTATATATGTGGTCAATTACGCGAGGCCGGATTCAGAACAGCTTTTGCCGTACAGATACGGACACTTCATTTATTTGGGACGAGGGGGGACAATGGAACAGATAGGTGGGGGTACCAGGCAGGACTCGAACCACAGGATACCGGACATAATGATGTGAGCCATCCAGCGCTTACTAATGGTGATGATTTCGAAGAGGTCAGTTTATATGCTGGCTACGACAATACAATTAAATATTTTGAATAGGAAATAAAATGCTAAGTGTAGTAATCCTTGATGACGGCGAACCAAATGTAATCAAACTAACGTATGAGAATCTCCACAAAGAAACAAAACAAATAGAAGATAGTGAACTGATCGTCGCAAAAGACTGGTTTGATGCACTATCAGTTATAAAAAATAAATACGTTTGCCTAGTCGAGCCGGACTGTTTAGTAAGCTCCGGCTACTTCTCATCACAGATGGGGCTTTTTAAAAAGAACCCATTCATGCGTAAGCTGGCTATGTTATCTTCTGCTACTGGCGTAAACAACTGGGCTAATCGAGTATACGGGTATAAACTCGGTGGCAATTATACCGATGGTATTATCCCTGTCACCGATAAAACGTCATCCGCTGTACATCCCGTACAGATGGGCTACCTACCCGGATCGATTGTTCGGGTAGAGATGCTTAAAACAGCATTAAAGACTTTAAAGATAGACAACTGTCGAGGTACGAACTATGTTGCATTATCAGCTAAATTGTCAATCGCCTTCTGGCAGCAAGGTGATGGGAATCGCGTCCATATAAACCCGAACACTACCTACGTCACAACCGAAGACTACGTTAATGATATTTGCCAAGTAACACTCAAACCAGGATCGTTAGTTGAAATGTTTAAGAAAGAGGTAATCTAATGAAAGAAATTAAGTTGACACAAGGCAAGATTGCCCTCGTTGATGATGACGATTTTGAAAGGTTGAATGAGTGTAAGTGGCATTATCACGATCTTGGGTATGCTAGGAACGGCTCTAAAGGGTATATGCACAGGTTTATAAATAATACTCCTGACGGCTTTGAAACAGACCATATTAACCAGAATAAGTTAGATAATAGAAAATTTAATTTACGCACCGTTACGGCATCTGTTAATCAGACCAATAAGCCTATTCCTAAAAATAACACAAGTGGCGTACAGGGAGTTACTTGGGATCGACATAGAAGTTTATGGAAAGTACATTTTTCTAGAAACAAGAAGAGGTTTAATATTGGCAACTACAAGACTAAGCAAGAGGCTATCACAGCATTAGGGAGGGCTCTTCAAAATGTCTGAGAATTACTGGGACTTATTAATGGGCGACGATGAACACGCTGCTTCATATATGACGACGTATGGAGAAGGCCCTGGTAGTATTACTCGGACGACTCTTGAATCTTTTATCAATGATGGGGAATCACTCCTTGATGTAGGGTGTGGCCCTGGTTGGAACATGGACCACCTCGCACAATCTGCCGTCCAGCTAAAAAAATATAAAGGTGTTGACTACTCGCATCGCTTCGTTCGCGTTGCTAATAAACGACTTAAAGACGAACAGACGTATAAGTATACCCCTATGGAGATACTTCGCTTCGAGCGCCAAGACTGCCGTGAGCTAAAAGAAAAGAACCGTACCTGGGATGTTGTCTTGATCCAGGATTGCGTGGAACACACCAATGGATATGAAATACCGGTTATTGAAGCACTTCGCGTCGCTAAGAAACGAGTTATTGTTACCTTCTGGCACCTAACCGATAACGATGATCATATTAATGATGATGGGAACGATGGCTATGGCGCGTGGTACTCTCGTCCTAAATGGGAAGGATTTCTCGATACGCTCGGATACGTCTGGATGCACCATCAGATAATGGATTCTTCTCCTAAGGTTAGGGATTACTACATCATAGATAAGGAAGAGCTACGATGAGTGAGTTAATAGATTTAAGGCCACCAATTGAAGTGCCAACAGGATCACCAGAACTGCATGAAGCTGTTGTCCGTGATCTGATACGTGATATGGGTAATGACTGGACTCCCTATGGTATACGCGCGTGGATAGATCAACGATATAAGCAAGGAGTAGAAGGATGTTGACAATATGAAAGAAATGTTGTTTGAGTGGGACGATTTCGGATGTGATCATATTATCTCTAGTATGTGCCAGTCGCATGACTGCCGGGATCAATTAAATAGACTGAAAGAATTGAACCCTAAGTTTCGGACTACACTGTTCGCTATACCCGGCGAGATGACGATGGAGCTCATTGGCTGGTGTCAACAAAATAAAGACTGGATAGAACTGGCAGTACACGGCTTCTTCCACTCGAGTAATTATGAGTGTGAAAAGATGACATATGATGAGATGGACTTTTATATTAGTTCTTTTTCACCACTTATTAACGGTAATTTCGTTAAGGTATTTAGAGCCCCGGGCTGGCAGATAAGTGATGGCTGTATTAAATGGTTACGAGATCATAACTGGATAATCGCTGATCAGGCGTATAACGATGATCGACGCCCCCTCGATCTAAAATCATACGTGTATAACGATAACGATAAGACATACCGAGCAGCCGGGTCTAAAGTAGAAGCCTATCATGGCCATACCTGGAACGTCGGTTGGAATGGTATCTATGAAGACTATGATAAGGTTGAAGGTCTTGTTAAAGACTGTGAAGAATTTAAGTTTGTATCGGAGATGTTCGAATGAAGATATTTATAGATGCTGGATATTACCGAGGAAAGGCGATGGAATACTACGCCCCATTTCTAGATGATAGTTGGACGATATACGCATTCGAGCCGAACATTAATTTGCCTGTAGAAGAATCGCTCAGTCGCTTCCCGTTTAACGTAGAGTGGATAAAGAAAGCTGCCTGGACCGAGAATGGTAAGAAGGAGTTTGTTTTAACTGCCCGGAATGATGCGTCTCATTTAAGCGCTGTTAGAGCAGGGGTAGATGAAACGATTACTGTACCTACTATGGACTTTTCTAAATTTATAGCTGATCTTCCCGAAGACGCTACAATATGTGTATCTATGGATATTGAAGGTTCTGAGTATCCAGTTTTAAGGAAAATGATAAAGGAGGGCACTATCAAAAAAATTAATCTACTCGATATAGAATTTCACCACCGGTTGATCCCTGGCGAAGACGACGACTCATCATCTCGACTTCGACAAGAGGTTGAAAGTCTCGGCACATTAGTTAAACTGAAGTTGGATATATGAAAGTATCAGTAATCATACCGACGCTTGGAGATAAGAATAAAGAGTACCTACGTACTTGTGTTGATAGCCTCCGTAAAACAACTGACTGGGATATTATTGTCGTAAGTAACGGATCAGATACGCAGCCTGACTATAGTGATATAAAGGGTATAACAATACATCTTCATACCCGTGATCAAGGGCAAGCAAATGCGGTTAATATCGGCGCTCAAGCCGTTACCCCGGATACTGATTATATCCTCGTGTCTAATGATGATATGTACTATGCACCAGCATGGAACCAGAATATCGATTTTAGATTTGATTGTTTCTCTCCAAACCTTGTTGAGCCAACGAATAACGCTGGGTCTGCCAAGCCATTCTTGAAAGTCAACGGTGGATTTACTCTGGATGAATTTGATAAAGACGAAGTAGATCTTTATGTTGCTGAGCGTGTTAACTGGGCTAGTCCGGATCCAACACTAGAGATAGGTTTTAATCTTCCGTTCTTCATTAAGAAAGATGTCTGGGACACAATAGAAGGCTATGATATAGCGTATGACCCCTGGGGATCAAACTCTGATACAGATCTCCAAACTAAAATAGAGCTATCCGGTATCATCCCTATGCGTAAACGAGATATGCTCGTCTACCACTTCTCTAATAAGTCCGGTACATTTGACGGTACTCATCAGGATTTTTGGCAACATAACTGGGACTACTATACAGAAAAGTGGGGATTTAATAGAGACGACACAAATGGAGACCCTTGGTATTGCCATAATATGATCGATTATAAGAAACTAAAATATCATCCAGGGTGGGAGGGATATTTTAAAAAATGAACATAATAACTATCGGTAATTTTACGACAGGATGGGATGGCTCTATCTGCGATGAAGAGCATATCGCTCAGGGTCTAGAATATATGGGTCATCATGTTACCAGGTGGCAAAGAGGTGAACCAGTACCGTCCCGCCACGAAGGTTATGATTTTGCACTTATAGCTCAATGGGATGGTTATGGAAGTGAACTGTTTAAAATGATTAAAGTTTATTGCGCTGGCCCAATAGTTTACTGGGCGTTTGATTATCAGGCAGAGGGTCAGGAGTGGCACGAGAGGCTAATAGATATGGCTGATCTATATTTAAGCAAACGCATAGCAGACTCTAAATACGATAACTGGAGATGGTTATCACAGGACTTTGCGCCAATGTTTCTCCATGAATATACTGGTTACGTAGAAAAAGATATAGATATTCTATTTACTGGATCATATTTACCATGGGCTACCGAGCGCATTGAAACTCTCCGTGCAGTTGATAAGATGTTTAATCTTACTATTCACTCATTTACCCCGGACGCCTGGATTAATGAAGGGTTTAAAGATGTACATGGTCCAGTTATGGACGCTGACCTACCGAAACTCATAGCTCGCGCGAATCTAAACCTGTCTATTGATCATACGATAGAGGCTGGATACTGGAGTGATCGAAACGCGCAGATCATGGTATGCGGTGGTAATGTACTCTCACGCTACGTGCCTATGGCTGAAGCGACATTTAAAGATCATATCCACTACTTCTATAGCGTCGATGATTGCCTCGCTAAAATAGAGCAAGGTGTCGCGCATAGTGCCGACTCCTACTACTACGCGCAGTCTAATCTGAAGGTTGTCAATAGGGTTCAAGATTTACTAACGATTGTAGGGAGTATCTTATGATGCCTAGCACCCCTGAACATAACAGGATGTATCGTGTCGTAGATGGTGAGACCGTTGAATTTGTGCGCCATGGAGATGAACTCATGCCAATAACAGACTACCGAGTATCGCAGATAGTAGGGCAACAAGTATTAGAATTAGGAGCATTCGATGAAGATAGCGCTGTTTGATCCATATAACGGAAAGTTTACTCGAGAAATGCAACTATGGTGGCAAGCTCGCGGGGATGAAGTTCGCTTTAGCCAGTACTATAACCCGGCCAATGTTATATGGGCTGATGTCGTATGGTTTGATACTGCCGACAATAATATTATGAGTGGTTCTAACCCCGGCTCGGCTATTCTTGATGATGCATCTAACTTCTCACCCTGGGATATGCATGATATGGATCTATCTGAGAAGCGTGTGATTGTTCGGCCTATAGATATAGAGGTATGGCAGGGACATATGGAAGGTGTTAAATGGGATGTCGTTGATGAAGTTATCTTTATCGCTGATCACATCCGATCGATCATTAATGAGAATGAACTGAACCTTCGAAGAGAAGATATGGGCGTTCATACGATAGAGTGCGGAGTGGCCATAGATAGGTGGAAGTACCGGGAACACCAGAAAGGGTTTAATATCGCGGTAGTCGGAGAACGCTGGATGTCAAAAGGGGAAGCCTATGTACTCCAGATAGCCATGAAACTTAAAGAGCTCGATCCTCGGTATAAGATACACTGGCTTGGTAAGCGCTCGGATTATCAATGGGAACACGCCTACTTTGACGAGTTCATTGAGCACTTCCAATTACCTATTGAGATAACCAATTATGCCGACAGTGTCGATGAGTTCTTAGAAGATAAGGACTATATATTGAGCGCATCTCATAAAGAGGCTTTCGGGTATAATATTGCAGAAGGTATGGCCAAGGGATTAAAACCAGTTATACATCGATTCTATGGTGCAGACAAGTTGTGGCCCGGGCTAACATGGAATACGATAGATGAAGCCGTGGCTATGATAACCGAAGATAAGTACGACTCTGCCAGTTACCGCCAGTACTTAATCGATCACAATTACACGATGGATCTTATGATGGATCGAATAGATAAAATTATAAAAGGAGAATATTAAATGAGTATTAGCAGGGACGAGGCACATAAACTAGTAGACGAGATTTTTGATAATGTCGCCGGAGAAGAAGCGCAAGGGCCGATTGAACCAATCGAGGCCGAAGAAGTCGAAGTAGAAACAGAAGAAACCGCAGAACCGCGCGTACTGCCTGAAGGTAAGCGAGTTGTAAGAACTAAAAGTTCCGGAGATAGAGTATATTGTTTAGATGAAGAGAAGGGGACTCGTCGTTGGGTAACAAACCCTCAGATACTTGATGGTCTTGGCTTTGAAGCTAATAACGTAACAGAGGTAGAAGACAGTGAATTACTTAAATACCAAATGGGCCCAGCTATCTACCGGATAGACAATGAATCCTAAAGAGAATACCTTTGTAATACCCTACTTGGGTGGCCAGCTCATTCATAAGTGTCTGGAGACAATGTACAAACATAACCCGGATAATTTCTATTGTTTTGTCATTGATCAGTCTATAGAGGGGCTCGATCCAAAATTACGGGACAAGTATAAGAATCTGATGGTTATCCGTACTGCAAAAAGTGATGTACACACGACAGGTAATCTGGGGCACAGCCAGGCAACTAACCTCGGTATACAGCTCTGCCAAACACCATATGTCACAATGCTAAATGATGACGTTGAGTTTATCGATAAGCGCTGGTGGCAAGGTATACTCGATACGTTTACAAAAGTAAAAGAAGCCTCACCGACGCGTCCGGCCATTATGGTAAACGCTGCATCTATTAAACTACCCGATTGGTCTGTTGGCCGCCCGAAGGGTGATGATCACTATATTATCCCCTATAAAGAGGACTATACCGACGAAGACTGGAACTCATTAGTCAATGAAAAGCACTACGTCAATGAGCATCTTACGATTACCCCGGGATCTGTTATAGACGGTATTAATTTGTATTGTACTGTGGCCGATACGAAGAAGCTCTTAGAGATCGGTATGATCGATGACTTCTGGTACCCTGGTAGTTTCAATGACTACGATATATGTTGTCGAGCTAGTATGTTTGGGTATCGCTCTGTTGGCACTACACTCTCCTGGGTGTTTCACCACTGGAGTAAAACATTCGAAAACGCTGAACAGATGCAGATGTTAGTTCAAGACGAACTAAAGCACATAAACGAGCGCGAAAAATGGGGTGATAGGTTTGATCTATGGGGGGTTAAATGTACTCAAAAAGATTGTAATGAGATTATGCATACCACCGATGGTATAAAGGCAGTCTGTCCAACCCACCAAGAAGAAGTCTACGCAATACCGGAAACAACCGTTGACCCATTGTAGACAATTGTAGATAGATAGAGAAAGTTGTACCGTGTTGGTATGGGTAATCTTAAAGACTATGCAACGAGCTTAGTAGTAACAGCTCCTTCTCCGGCTACCTCTGGTACGAGTTTAGTTGTCACCGCCGGTGAGGGTGTTAGGTTTCCTGCTGTGCCATTTTACGCAACAGCACATCCGGCCGATCAGGTTCCTACGCTCGACAACGCCGAGAAAATACAAGTTACAACAGTATCAACAGATACCCTGACTATTGTCAGGGCCCAAGGGAGTACCACGGCTAAGAGCATTGCTATTGGATGGAGAGTTTCTAACTCTATATTTTTAGCAGATTTGACTACGGGCTATACATACCAGGACGGCCCGGACTATGGAGCCACTTACGGCTATGTTGGGTATTCTAACCCAGATGGCTCGTGGTATATCTATCGCCGTACACTGGATACGGGGGTACGAGAGTATGCAACCGGCACTTCAAGCTACGCAACTAACTGGACCGGACGAGCCGGACTAACATATACATAAAGGAGATCGAATGAAATCCATAAATCGCAGATACCACGACTTAGATGACACTAACACTCAATCAAGCATGACTTGGGATATGAGTAATGGTGATGAAATAGT